TTTTTATCTCCTGTTTTGTAAGCCTCGAACATTTCATCGCATATAATACATGCCCCTCCGAAGGCTTCTCTGAGGCACAGATAAACATCCTTGTTTGCGCCAACCCCTCTATGCACGGGAATTTGAAGTTTGTAGTCCCACATTCCTGCTTCCAAACCATTCGGACGCCCCGACGGCATTCTCAATTTCCGATACCAATCCTGGGTTATCACAAATGGGATTATATCCATTGGGTTGACTTCCGGGTGATATCTTGGAATCCAGAAATTTACAGGTCTCCCGGCGGCCCTTGAATAATCAAGAACTGACTTTCTTCCCAGTCCTGTTTTGCCCTTGTCCTCGTATTCCTGCCTTCCCCTTTGTTTGAGCCTCTCTTTGTAAGCTTCTGATGCGCTTGTCATAGTCTTCCTCCTCTTTCTTTTTCTTGAAATAGTAGTTAATGATGATCTTGCCTGGAATTGAGACAAGAATACATAAGATAATTAACGAGATGAAAATAATTATCAAATGACCTATGGTTAGATTATCAAACATTAATTTACATCCTTCTTCTTCTGGGGGATGCTACTGCTCTTTCTTTCTCCTCAGCAGTAGCATCCTTTGAGTCAGATATTTTATCATCAGAATCTTTTGGTTTTTGGATGATTTGCCTTAAAATGCCAACGGCTTCATCTTGACTTGTTAACCTCGCATTTTGATAGTCTTCAATCAGCGGTCGGGGGAGATCCGGGACAGAAAAATAACCCCTTGACCAAAGGTAAACCTCATGTTCAAGAGCAGCTTTGCGATCCTGGATTGCTTTAACCCCGGCCCCGTAGAGATTGACTTTGTAGTTAGCTTCAATCAGGGCATTTTGGGCATCTGCCAACTCTTGTATTGCTTTAGAACAGGCATCATCAATTTTCATATTGATTAGGATTGTTGAGGAAACCCACCCTTCAGTTGCATTTATTTCTCCGCTCTTTTTTGTAGGAGGATCATATTTTTCCGGTTCCTTTCGGATATTCAATTCCAGACGAGCTTTAACTTCAGTAAGATTAGCTTTGCATACTTCAAGCCGTTCTTTGGCTTTATCTCTGTCGTTTTCTGCCTGGGCAAGCAGTTTGTTATAATCTCCACAAAGCCCTGGTTGCCGGAGCCATTCTTCATGAAGGTTATGGACATCGATTTTCTTGTCCATCTCATAATTAATGCTATTTTCAAGAATTTGAGTTAACATAATCCCTCCTTTGCTTTATGCATTTTATGTTTTTCTTCGTAACATTTCTTACAAAGATTAATTTTTCCACATATACAATCATGCCCATTCCAATAGCAACGATAAGGCCTTCCACAATCGGGACATTTGAAAGCGGGGATCAAACTCCAGAATGTTGGACAGTGAAAAAGATAGTGTAATATTTTTTTTAGCATTAAAATCGTCTCCTTCTTCTTTGACTAGAATCAGACGGTTTTTGCTCATGTTCAACAGACTTGTTTTCTCCGACCACAATGGTATGGGATATGTCCTTGCATTGCGAAATTAATTTCATAGCTGTTTCTGTTTTTATTCCTTCAGGGTTTTCGGTCCCATCGATTTCAATCAGTTCGGTGAGTTCAACTCGGCCGTACATATAAGGAGCAAGTTGATACGGATATGATATCATAACATGAATTTCTTTGATTTTCATTTATTCCTCTTAAAAGGCTTATTAACCGACATTAATAACGGCTGTAAAGGTTGGTTAAAGGTCAAAACATTCAACCATATTCTTCCGACAAACAATATTTTCAACCGTTCTCTGAAAGATGCTTTCCAACAACTGATGACTTGACCATCTTCCATTTTAAGGGCAGGTAATGGCAAATATTCAGGTTGGTTTTTGGCAAAAACTACATTACATTCTTTAAATTTTGAAATTTTCATATCTTTTCCTCTTTCTTTATTATATAAGAAAATAAAGAATTTCATTAAAGAATATTTATTATGTCGACATCACACATATCTTGTAACAAGCCATAATCAATCCATTTTTGCCGGTGTTGTAGAACGGTTCCTTGAAATCTTCATAAATGAGACCCGCTTGAGGATTATCTCCTTTCATCACTTCTGCCGCCATCCATCCAATAACACCAAGGCGAACGTTCTCAGGATTACTAAGATCCATTCTTTTTAGAATAGGGGTAATCCGTCCCCACGATTGTTTGCCAAGAAGGGCTTTGCATAAATCCGCGGTATTTCTATCGGCAACTCTGAAATCTTGAATAGCAAAAGACATTTTGTCTATGGGCATATCGATAATTTGATCCAAAATAACTAATGCCTGGCGAGGGCAACCATCAACCACTTCCGCTATTTGTTGAATTACATTATCCGGGATATCCTTAATCTCTTCACATTTCAAAACCCATTGAATCAATTCGATGATTAAATTATTGTTTAGGGATTGGACTTCAAAGGTTGTGCATCTGTTGCGAATAGTTTTTAATAACTTTGCAGGATCTGTGGTGCAGAGCAAAAAATATACGTGGGAAGGGGGTTCTTCAAGGGCTTTCAAAAAGGCGTTGGCTGCATCTCCAGTTACCTGGTGTACTTCGTCGAGTAGATAAACTCGACACTTACTATCAGAAACCATGGGACGATATTTCATATTATCTACAATTTGTCTGGCGGTTTCAATACCTCGGTTGTTGGATGCATTTATCTCAACAAAATCCGAGCCTTTACATCCAAGCATATCTTTGACAATCCTGGCAAGAGTTGTTTTGCCACATCCCGAAGGGCCTTGAAATAACATGGAATGAGGGAAATCGCTTTCTCTGGAAAAAATGCTTTTTAAACTTTGAATTACAATTACATTTCCAATTATTTCATCAAGAGTTTTGGGCCTATAATCTATTGCCAATGTCATGTCTTTTCTCCTTTTTAAACATCGTTTAAGGGATATTCTACGTCAGACCATACAACAGTTTCATCAGAAGATTGTTTGTCGAGTTCAATCGGCCCAATAAAATATGTTTTATTCTTGCATGCTGATATGGCCTTTTTCTTGCTTGAAAAAACTCCACTTAAATCCCATACAACGTTTTTTATTTTTCCTGATCTATATTGACCACAAACCCATAATTTCATGATTTTTTCTCCTTTTATATTAGTTCTTTGCTTTCTGCCAACCATTCTGGAATACTAACGGTTATGGGATCTTTTCTCTCGTAATCTTTATCTTCATATTCTATTCGTGATTTTGGGAGCCAAAAGGCATCATCTTCATCGTATTCCAAATCAGAGTTATAAAACTCTTCAGGGACAAATAGAATCGCCAGATCTGTTTCACAAATAAACATTCCTTCAAATTCTAACATTTCATCTGAAGACATTATTTCCTCTCTTTCTCAAACTCTTCTGCAAAAACCCTAATCCCTTCCTCAAACAACCGAATATTTTCTGTCGATCTGCTTCTTAAAACATAAGATGGATGGACGCACCAAACCACATTAGCCTGAATTTTATCTACCCATTCTATATGTCCTGACGCTTTTGTGATTCCTTTATCTCTGCCAGTCAGAACATAGTAAGTTACCCCCCCTAATCCGAGAACCAGTTTACAATCCATAGATTTGATTTCATGAATCATCCATTTATTGAAACAAAGACCCGCTTCTTGTTTTGAGGGGGTTTTTGAGGGGGTCCTTTGAGAAGGATAACATTTACAACAATTTCCAACATGAATCATTCGCCTGATGATTTCATATCTTTTTAATTCTTTCCATAAAAGATCTCCGGCATCTCCAATCAATCCTTTACCATCTCTATCCTCATTTTTTCCCGGAGCCTCTGCCAGTGCCATGACATTATATATTCCACCACTTGAAAGTACTACTTGATATGCCTGTTTTCTAAGATCACACGAAGCACAATTCAAAGCTTTTTTATCGATAATGGCTTGTTTCCTGATAATCTCAATTTTGGGTTGTTGAGAATTATTATCCCCAATATCAAATTGAAAATATTGCGAACAATTTTCTGGCCTTGCCATTGGATCAGGATCAAAAGCTTTGATCTCTGTTAGTATCAGACGAGTTTTATTTCTGGTATCTGTTGCGGTATTTTGTTTGATGGTATAAAAACCTTGTCGGATGGGCCTTAAGGTCAAGCAGTTTTTTGCCTCAATCTCTCCTAAACCTTTGATTTCGATAAATGGCATATATAATTTTTGGTCTTTGATGATCCATTTTATCGCGTCTGAGATACCAATTTTTGGGGTGACAACTTGGATTCCTTTTTGTTGCGCATCTTTTATTAAATCTGGCTTATCTTCTTCATCCCCATAGGTTAATGAAGCACAAACAAATTCTGGAAAGTGATAATGTTTAGCCCAAGCGGTCCAATATGCTATCATGGCGTATTCAATGGCGTGGGCTTTGTTAAACCCATACCCTGCCCATTCGATTAATCCTTGCCAAAAAATATCAGCCTGTTGTTCGTCAATGGTTTTCTTTTCTTGACATCCTTTTAAAAACATTTCTCGAAATGGTTCAAATTCCTTTGGATCTCTTTTCTTTCCAATTATTTTACGAATTCTATCCGCATCCGAATTTGAAAAACCAGCGAGATCAGTCATAGCTTTCATCATTTGTTCTTGATAAACCATGACCCCATAAGTATCTTTTGTTATTCTCTCATATATGGGGTGTATGGCTTCCCATTTTTGGCCTTTCTTCCTTTGAACATATTGCTCCATCATTCCGCTATTGTGAACTACAAAATCATTAGCTACAAAATTCGGAAAATTTTGGTCTTCCATTTCCACATCGTAGGTTTTTTCTCTGCCCACAAATTTTATACTTTTAATTTTTGAATGTTTTAAATTATTTGATTTGGTTATTTTTGGCAAATATCTACAAAATTCTTCTTTATTTTTTTCTGTAATTCTTAAAACAATCCAACCTTTTTTTTCTATAATTGTATCTCTGGGTTCTTCTCTTTGCCCGGGGTTTTTATGCCAATAATCACCATCGTATTCTATATTTATTTTTTTGTCAGGAATTGCTATATCAAGATGAAAAAATCTTTCTAAATTATTTTCGTCTTTATAAAGGAAAGGGAATTCTAAGATGGCATCATCGAAATATCTTTTAATTATATCGAAAAGTTCCTGTTGAGGTTTAGAAATATTTATTCCTTTTGTGTTAGGATGAGGATTTTCTTTGTAATGATTTATCATTGTTTCGGAATGTTTTGTCTTTTCTTCTTTATCCCATCTATTTTCAGAGATTTTTTTTAAATGTAAAATCATCTTTTTATTCACGACAAGATTATTTTTTAATGTATCACTATGTTTTTCGTCTATCTGTTGAAGAATTCTACTGGATATTCTTTTTCCTTGACGGGGTTTATAATCATGACAATTCTTAATGCCTTTATTCCAAGGGATGTTTCCTTTTTTAAAATTTGTTTTTTTACCTGATTCAATCATCTTTTTATTATGTAAACTTCCTTTTTTATTTGTTGGATTTAAATTTCTTGTTAAAACATAATCTCCAATTTTGATATTTATTAACTCCTGCCATTGCCCTTTTTTCGGACAATAAAATTTGTGTTTATCTGAACAACGAATCATTTTTTTATCTTCAGTTTTAACTTCGTAAATATTTTTTATCCCCGTAAATGTTATTGCTTTAATTTTATTTTTGATAAATCTATGTTTCCCATTTTCCGGGAACATAGAAGAACATAATGATCTTCCTGTATCAATATCATCTAATCTTATTTCGTTTCCTCTCCATGTTCTAATTTTAGTATCTGCTGGCAAACATTCCTTTGGCCCTGGCCGGGCAATACTGATTATTACTGCAATATCGTTGAGATCCTCTATTTTATATTCAGCGCATAATTTTGTGCAATCATAACCTGTTAGTTGAAATATTCCCGCTGTCCCGTTTTTTGATATTGATTCAAACACAGAAGGATCGTCAAAATCAAGATCTTCAAAACAAAAATCATTTTTTATCAATCTGGTTATTTCGTTGAGGACGGAAAGGGTTCCAAGTTTTAAAACATCTATTTTTATCAACCCCGTGTATTCAGAATCGAACATATCCCAGTTAATAATCTTAACTCCGTCTTTTGAAATTAAATTGCATCTGTCGCTTGTTCTTAAATCTTGTTTACTAATTATCAATCCCGCGGGATGTTGCCCTCCTCCTCGAATTTGTCCTTCAAGATCACACATTAATTGAAATTGTTCGGGATATTTTTCAAAAAAATCCTTTCCTTCCTTGGTTTTTTTGGAATTGAGAACAAAATTCTCTTTAGCGCTTTTGTAGTTGATAGACTTAGAAAAATTATCAATCTCTTTTGGAGGCAAATCAAACACTCTTCCCACATCTCTTATGACAGCCTTCGCTTGCATAGAAAGGAACGTGCTTATTCCCGCAATATTGTATTCTCCATATTCTTCTTCAAGGTGTTTTCGAATGAGATCAACTTTATTTCTGTCGAAGTCTAAATCAATATCAGGCAGATCAATTCTATCCATAGAAATAAAACGTTCAAATAAAAGGCCGTATTTCAAAGGATCTATTTGGGTTATCCCAAGCAAAAAAGCTATAAGTGAACCTCCTACTGAACCTCTTCCAGGGCCAATAGAAATTTTGTTTTGTTTACACCATTCTACAAGTTCATAAATGATAAGAAAGTATCGAGAGAAGTCCTTGTTTTTAATTATTTCCAGTTCAAATTTATAACGCTCTTCATAGGCGTCATTCCACTTCGCTTTTTCTGCCCCTTCGAAGAATCCGCTTCGGCAAAAGAAATCTAAAAGTTCCGATGGAGATGAAACCTCACCTGTAATAGGATCTGATTTTTCAAATTTGGTTTTTGGTAAATCAGGTAGTTTTTGAGGAATCTGAAAATCCCAACATTGTTCTGCAATTTTATAGGTATTTGTTATTGCAAGAATATACTGTCTTCTGGACAAAATATCTTGACTGTTAAATTCTGCTGCCATCTCTGTTACCGTTCTGAGATGAAGTCCTGTAAAACCAAACTTCCATCTTTTGGGATCATTCCATTTTGCCTTTCTTTGGATTGCCAATAAAACCTCTTGAGCCTTCCATTGATCTGAAAGTATGTAATGACAATCGTTTGTAGCTACTAAAGGGATTCCGTTTTCCTTGGAAAGTTTTAGGCAGATTTCATTGATCTCCCTTTGAATTGGAATGCAATGTGGCATGACCTCTAAATAACAATCGCATACTCCGTCATCATAAATATCAAGTAAAAGATCTTGTCCCCCAGGCAATGTCAAAAAAGAACTTCCACAACCCGTCAGAAGTATCATCCCGTCGTTTACTAAATTGTCATACAATATATCATAATCAATTCTTGGCCGACCGTAAAACCCTTCCAGATTTGCAATCGTGAGCATTTTTAAAAGAGCCCCCCAACCCTCCTGATTCTTGACCAATAGAGTTACATGCCCTCGTTTCTCACCTTTTTGCTTGACTTTGAGATTAGGAACAATATACATCTCACATCCAATCACAGATTTTATTTCTGCTTTTTTACAAGCCTTTTGCCATTTTATAGCTCCGTCAACGTTGCCATGATCTGTGATGGCGATGACTGGCATCCCCAGTTCTTTTGCTCTTTGGATATATTGCTCAGGTTTTCCGAGTCCGTCAAGCTGGCTGTGTTCTGTATGCACATGCAAATGAATCATTTTATTTTATTCCGTTTCTTTCGCAAATTCTTAAAAAGGAAAAAGCTGCTTGTAAAGGATCTAATTTTGGCAATGGGGGCAATCCCAACCCTGGGCCTTTTATTTCCCAATCTACCGGCCAATCAGGCATTAATTCTTGACGTTCATCAAAGACCATGGCTTTGTCAATTAAATCGACCTCCTCTGGCAAAGGCCATGTCAATTCAAACTTTTTAAAGATAATCTCTAAAATCCTGTTTTCAATTTTCTTAAATTCAGACATAAAAGGTAAACATTTTAAAGGGCTTGCAACGTCGGGAAGATATGCTTCTGCGGCATCATGAAAAAGTCCTTCCAATGGATAGTTAGGACAAAATTTGTTAACCAATAAAGAATGTTCAAGAATGCTATAGAATCTGTTACAATGCCCTGTATACCTGCATTTTTGGGATAAGGCCCAGACGATATCAAGTAGACAAATGTCTTTGGTCTTTGGATTGAGAGGCCAAAATTGTTTGCTTGTATAGGTTTGTATCCAGGGTAGCATTTCTTCCTCACTTTAATAGATTAAAACCTTTCCTTGCTTCAACATTTTCAAGATTTCGTTTCATTTCCCTGTAATAACTTGCCTTCAATTCGATGGCAATTGCCTTGCGCCCCATCTGCAAAGCCTTATAGGGTTCGCTGCCAATGCCTCCAAAGGGGGTGAGTATTGTATCTCCCTTGTTTGACCAAAGTTCAAGACACCTTGCTATAACTCCAAGTTGTAAGGGGCAAATATGTCTTTCGTCTCTCTTGTCCCTTGCCATCCTTACGTTTAGCGTATCTGTTTGGTTTATATCCATCCAAACTGGAGAGGCGTATCTTTGCCAGACATAATGACTGTACTTGTTTATTTTAGGGTTATCATTTTTCCTTGCATTTGGTTCCTTTTTTTCACCTATATATTCCTCAAACCCTCTGTCTCTACTAACAGGTTCAGAATTTTCTCCTGGTTTATAAACTGTTATGAGTTTATCAGGAACTCCATTTCTACATCTTGTTGAATCCTTACATATTTGTTTGTGGGCAAGACCAAGGGCTTTTGTTCTTGTTACTTCTATCAGCGGATCTTTCCATATTACAACTTCCGAATGCTTTATGAACCCTATTGATTGGAATAAACGTAGCATTTCTCCAGGAAAATCTTTCAACCCAATATATCCATCTCTTTCTTTCATCGCAGGGATGTCCGAGCAATGAAAGGAAAGAAGCCTTCCGGGCATTAACACTCTGTACATCTCTGCCACAGTATAGTTAAAGTGGTTATAGAATTGCTCTTCTGTAGAGTTTCCCATATCTCGGTCCGAGGCCGAATAACAAAAGAGATTAGAAAATGGAGGGCTGAAAATACTATAGTGGATTGAATTTTCCGGGATGCCCTTCAGAACTTCAACAGCATCTCCATGATATATTGCATAGTTGTCAGTAATGAATTGGTCAATAACCCTTATTTTGGGGGGGCGAATTCTGCGCAGGCTTGCATGGAATTTCGCATTGGCTTCCTTCAATTTTTGTTGGTAAAATTCAACCTCCCTTAATACTAAATCCATCTTGGCAACCTCATTTTTTCTTGTGGAAAATAATCGACATTTTCTCGTTTGGCACTCAATATTTCTGTTCTTGTTAGCTCTTTGGTATGGATGATCATATTTTTGATCATATCTTGTGCTCTTTTATCCTTCTCTCTTATATTCCTGATGATTGGTCCTTCCCGTTCCTCCATGAAAATGTGAATGTTAACCTCACGCTTTTGCCCAAAACGCCAAATACGCCTTACAAACTGGTACATGGATTCCCAACTGTCTGTGAGACCAACGACTGCCGCATTACGACATACCTGAAAATTCATCCCGTGACCTGCAATCTTTGGTTTCGTTACAAGTTTCCTATATTTGCCTTTCGCAAAACCCATTAGTCGTTCTGTTTTCACATCATCAGAATGACGTCCTGCCACCTCAATTGAACCTGGAATGAGTTTATGAAGAAGTTCTCCTTCTGGATTCAATTCACACCAGACAAGCCATCCCTCATCGGAAGCATTCACAAGATCCGCAACAGCCTGACACCTTTCGTCCATTGTTTCACGACGGACCCTGCGGCGGTCATTTAAATCTGTAACTTGAGTCTGATAAAAACCTTTTTTTGGTTTTGCTTTCGATTTTAATATCGTCTCATGATAATGGATTGCGGGCAGGATGAACCCGTCGTCATCATATCCAAGATCGGACGGTTTGGTCATCATGACAGCCCATGAGGACATCCATTTCCAAAAGATGTTATCTTGCACATGGCCCCTCAGACGCCACGTCCCTGTGTCCGAAGTGTCGTTTACAAAGAATGTTGAAAGCATTTCTGATCGAGTCATCACGCCGAGATATTCTGCATGATTCCCAAGTTCCCCATGGTCATTTGGGGCAGGGGTGGCTGTGGCAGCGAGTCTGAAAGGGACAATCTTTGCCATTTCAATTATTTCATTACGTGTTGCAGAAGAAAAAT